GTCCCCGTTCTCCCTGTTCTCCTTGTGCTCCTTGCGCTCCATCATTGCCAGGCTCTCCCTTCTCGCCGCGCTCACCCCGTTCACCACGATCACCCTGCGGACCAGGTTCGCCACGCTCGCCTTGCGGTCCACGCTCACCCGCTTCGCCCTTCTCGCCTTGTGGTCCTGCTTCACCCTGCTCTCCTTTCTCGCCCTGCGGTCCTTGGGGACCAACATCACCCTTGTCGCCTTGAACACCAGTAAAGCCACGAGGACCGCGGTCACCACGCTCTCCGCTGCTCTGTTCACGGGCAATCTCGCTCAGGACATCTGCAAGCCCTTCGCGGAACACGCGGAACTCGCTGTCCGTGACATGGCGGGTGGGTTCAGGAACTTCACCGATTTCCTCCAATACCGCTTCAGGGGCGGTCTGCACCAACTCAAATATAGAGTCAATTTGTGTGTCGCCTGCCTCTATTTTCAGGGGGTTGCCCCGTGGGTCTATGAAGTAGTTTTCACCCACTCCACCAAGAATCAGAACATTGGGGTCGTGGCAGTCTTCCCCCTCTATCAGCATGAACTGATCGCCCACAGAGTACGCGGAACCACGGATTTCGCGCACCAAACGAAATACGGAACCCGACACGAACTGACCAGTTGAAATGGCAGCAGTTCGGCGTGGCTCTGTGGGCTGTTTTGGATCGGGACGGTCTATCATCCCTCTATTTAGGCTTCTGGTGAGGAGGGTCTAACCGTCAGAGCAGCCCATGAATGGGGGAAAAGTGGGGAGATTATTTGGGCAATTGCCTGTGCGTATTCACGGCATTCCCACTGGGCGTGTGGATCGCTGCGCTGTGCGTAGACCCGTGCAAACGCAGCCAGTGAACCTGTCCACCACCACTCCGTGTAGGTTCCCTGCGGCAGCACCGCACGAGCCTGTTCAGGAGCCACCCCACGCTTGAGCAGTTCCTCGTAGGTGTGGAGCGCGTCCTTTACGCACATCTCGTAGTGGCGGTTCACGGTGTTGTAGTCGTCATCAATGGGCATGAAGTCTTCCGACCCCTGCTTTGCGCCGTTCGTGGGCTTGCCTCTCCACCGGGGCATATACACGCTTGGCGGATCGCTCACATAGCGGCGGCTCACCTCGTTCATAACAAGACCCACTTGGTGCTTGCCCAACTGCGCTCGTATGAATATGGGTGTCTTAATTCTTACTGTGATTTGAGTGTGAGCGAACGGTGTCCAGTGCTTGTGGGTGGCAAGATACTTGATGAGTTTTTGATCGCGTTCAGAAAGTTTCTTGTCCTTGATCGCTCCTGTCCAATGCTGCTCACCCTCCCATTCACTCTGCTTATTGAATGAAACACGGGCAGCATTGACTACAGTTAGATCGTTACCCATATGGTCAATGTACTCAACGAAACCGTGATCAAGAACGGAGATTTTGGAATTCATATTGATCCTCATATTGAATAGAATTAGCGTTCAACAAAGATTGTAGATACCGAATATTAGGAGGAAACAAATCTTCATCGCAGCCTCCATTGTGAAAATCTGGCTAGAGCAGTCAGTCCGCTGCAAGCGCACTCGTCAATGATCCGCTGAACCTCCTGCGGTGACCGTCCCGCAAGCACCATGTCGTTGATGTCTTTTTCGGCAATGCTGTCCGACCACACGCATACGGTGTAGCCGTCACGGATGGCGGCTTCAACCTTGTGGACAATCTCCGTGTTACGAGGCTCATTATCGTAAACAACAACACAATCACTGAAAAGGCTGGTAGCGTGGGCGAGTTCGCTGCCAGCAAGAGCGATAGCGTTGTCAAGAAATACAGAGTCGATTGGACCTTCAACTGCATAAATCCTCTTCGAATAGTCCGAACGATCCTCACCGTAGATTGCTCTACCGTCCTTGCTGAACTTGACGGTGATGTATCGGATACTGTTCTTGGAACCGCTCAAGCAGCGTCCTTGCGCCGCGACCAGTTCCCCTGCCTTGTTCACGAATGGGATGACGATACGCTCGTCATTCGGAAGTGTGGTGTATGTAGGGTCAACCGAGCGCACCCAATCACCAAAGCCGTCCGTGAAATAGAATCGGTCAAGGTGTGGCACACCACGACCTGCCAAATACTGCCTCGCAATGTGGTCTGTGGGCAGAGAATCAATGCGTGGCAGTCGTATCTGCGCTTTTGGCAGAGCAATCTCGGTTTCCACCGGCTTCACATAATTGCTCTTTCCGTTCTCGCCGTTGCGCCACCGCTCCAATGCGTACTCCTGTGCCACAGCAGGAGCCACCGCTTGCAGGAAACGGTACACCGAATGCCCCACTCCGCAATTGTGGCACTTGAAGAAATAGTCGTTCTTCTTGGGGAAAAAGAATCCACGCGCTTTGCTCTTGTTCTTTCGGGAGTCGCCGCAGATAGGGCATCGGCAGTTTGCAACAGACTGGCTCTTCCACTTGAATCGCTCAAGTTGGGGAGACACCATGTTGATGTATTTCTTGTCAATGTAGGTGGACATCAGATGTTCCAATCACTTGTATCGCGCTTGCCGCCAAACTTCGCAGTGAAATCCTTTGCACCGTATCCTGCACCGAACCCGTCTTCCTCGCCCTTCTTGATGTTTGCGTCCATGAGGTCTTCGGAAACGCTGCTGTCAATGTCGTAGAACTTCATCTTGGCGTAGTTCAAGCCCACGATGAACTTCTTGTTTGCTGCCTTGCCGTTGTAGCGGTTCTTCAACTGCTTCACCATGATCTGCCCTGCCTTCTCCAATTCATCGGTGGTGATGAGTGCCACCATGAGATCAGCGGTGTGGGGCAAGCCAAACGACTCGGAAGTGTCCGTGAGTTCCACATCGGTGGACGAGAATCCTGTTCGGTTCACCTGTGTTGCGCTCACGATGGGCACATCCCGCTCCATTGCCAAGCCACGCAACTCCTCCGCAATGGCTTTGATGTAGCCGTAGGAGTTGATGTTGTTGCCGTGCTTGAACCGTGCAGAGGAGCAGATGTTGATGTAGTCCACGAAGATGATGTCGGGGGTGAACTGCTTCTTCAGCCGCAACTCGTCCAAAAGGATGCGGAAGTGGTTTGCATTTGCGAATGAGGTGGGATATTCCTTCACGATGAGTTTGCCGCTCACGCCGCGAGTGGAAGACAGCAGCCGCTTCTCGTACATCTCAAGGGGCAAGTCCTGCAACTCGTCCATCGTGATGTCCATGATGTTTGCGTCAATGCGCTCCGCGATGCGCTCCTCTGCCATCTCAAGGGTGATGTACAGCACATTCTTGTTCTGCATGAGACACGCAGCGGCATGATGGCACATGAACAGGCTCTTGCCCACGCCTGTTCCTGCCATGATGATGTTCAGGGTCTTTGGAGAGATGCCGCCCTTGGTGATGGTGTTGAACATCTCCAAGTCAAACGGAATCTTCTTCTCAACCCTGTGGTAGAACTCGTAGCGATCCTCGTAGTCCTCAAGGAAGTCGTGACCCACATTGGTGTCAAACGAAACCGCAAGAGCCTTGGACAGAATCTCGGGCAGTGCATGGGGTGTCCGTGCCTTGTCCTTGCCGTCAATTATTTGAATGGACTCAAGAATGACATTGTAGATGGCTTTGTCCTTGCAGAACTTCTCCGTGGTGTCGCACAACCACTGCGTGTCCTGCTTGGCGGTCTTGCTCATCTCGCCAACAAGGGTCTTGCACTTGCCGAACTCGTCTTCGGTCAGGCTCTTGTTGTCGCCCAACGCTATCAGGAGGGCTTCCTTTGTGGGAACGCCCTTGTACTGGTTCACGAAATCCTTGACCGAATGGAACACCGCTCGGTCAACCCGATCAAGGAAATATTCCTCCTGCAAGAACGGGATCACCCGCTTGCAGAATTCAGAGTCAGTCAGCAGTCCCGCTAGAATTGTCTTTTCGGTTTGGCTCATAGTCAAATAGTCCAAGTTCTTGATCTAGTTCTGCGAGTAAATCAAGCGAAGTATTCCGCAGACGCTTCTTTGATGTTTCTACTGCCTTTGGATTCCTGTCCACCAATACGAATTTTCTGTGTAGTCTCCTTGCAGCCTCACCAGTTGTACCTGATCCACAGAAAAAGTCAAGAACCAAATCTCCCTCATCAGTATATGCTTTGAGTATTCTTTCAAGCAATTCAAGAGGCTTTTGTGTTGGGTATCCGTTCCGCTCCTTTGCGGTGGTGGACAGGATACCAATCTGCCACCAGTCATTCATTATCCTGCCTTCGGGATGGAACCCTTCCCGATCACCGTAGTCTCGTGGATACGGCTCACGAACAAGATTAAATTTGCACAGGTCTGCGTTCTTTGCGTACACAAACAGGTTGTCGTGCTTTCTTGAGAAATGCTTTTTGGATGCACCTCCCGAGTTATAGCACCACACTATTTCGTTTCTAAAGTTGTCTTCTCCGAATACCTTTTCCAATCCCAAACGAACATGATGTGAAGCGTGCCAATCGACATGGACACAGATGTTACCATTAGGTTTAAGAACCCTGTGTGCGTGTTCAATACACGGATTTAGCATAGCCATGTAGTGATCAACGCTCTCCCATGTGTCTTGAAACTCGCCAAAGTTTCTTTGACAGTAGTAAGGAGGGTCAATGTATATGAAATCGTACTTACTAGAAGGCTCTTCTTGTAAGAATGAGACTGCCTCGGAAAGAACTACCTCACTCATCGGACTCTTCCACAGGTTGAGAGTCGTCCTTGCCGTAGCAGAACTCCTTCTTCACCGCTGCTTCAAGTGCGGTAAGCACATCGGGAGTAAAGTACTTTTCAGGATCGCGGTTGATCTGTGATTCAAACGCGGTTTTGCCTGTGGGTAGTTCAATCTTCGTGGACACCTTCTTGAAGATACCGTACTTCACGGCAATATCCAACAGCCCGTAGTACTTGTTTAGTCCTGTCTCAAAGTTCAACTGGACATCCACCATCTTGTCCTGCTTTGTGAGGCGGCTCTTGTACGCCTTGCAGTGGATGATGTTGCCTACCACCTCGTTGTCCACCTTGTCCTTCTTCTTGGACAGGTAGATGATGGTGGACGCTGCGTACTTCAGACCGCTGCCGCCACCCATTTCCTTCGTGGGGACATACGCACCCACCACATCGTAGGTGTGGTTCGTCATCAGCAGGGGAATCCGTGCGTGACCCAACTTGATGGTCAGAACGCGGAACGCTGCCTTCGTGACCTGTGCGCGAGTCATGTCACGGGTGTTCTTGCCCTCCGCAGTGTCGTTCATCTCCTTCTCGGTGGACAACATTCCAAGGGAATCCAACACGATCATCATGCGGGGACGGGAATCCTTGTCGCCTTCAAGGTACTTGTCCACGGACAGGACGCACTGGTGGCGGAATTCCTCCACCGTAGCCACGGGCAGAACAGCAACGCGGTCGGTGTCAATGCCACGATCCCGCAGCAGATCGGAAGTAATGGCTTGCTCCGTGTCAAAGTACATGACCATTGCATTGGGATCGGAATTCAGGAATTCACGCACCACATTCAGGGCAAAGTAAGTCTTGCCTGTGGCTTGCTCTCCTGCAAGGGCAACAATCTTGTTGTCAGGAATACCACCGTGGATCGACCCGCTCAACAGAGCATTAAACGCATACGACCCCGTTGAGATAAAACCCTTCACGTCGCTGCCTTCCAAACCCTCGGAAGCCACCGTTGCGTACTTGTTGCCTGCTGCCTTTAGAATGTCCTTTAGTTTCATTTGTTCTCCAGTTTCTGTAGTACCTTTTCCGTCCACAACAATTCGCTTTCACTTTCGCGGATGCCTTGCAGAGTGCCGTGTTTGTCTGCAAGCATCCGCTTGATTTCCGCACGGAGAAGCACCTGACGAGCCTCAACCAGACTCTTCAGGTACTCTCTGTGCTGTGGTTCCAGTTGATCACTCATCCGTCAACTTCAGTGTCGGCACGGCAAGGCTTGGCTTTGTTGGCACAACCAAGCCACCGAACTGTGAATTGTACTCGTTGAGCAACTGGGGCAGAGGTTCTGCTGTGAACAGAATACCGTCAACCGGAACACGAACAGGCTGATCGGTGTCAATCAGTGCAGACCAGGGGACCATCGCAAGGCTGTTGCCTTCGGGACGGCGCACAGGCACGAACATACACGGGTTCTTCAGCAGCACTGACGAGCCGTCAATGGACTCCGTAACGTCCGCAACCACTTCTTCACCACTACGTATCTTGATAATCTTTGTAGCCATCTGTTTCCTTTCACTCATACTCTACCGTATGTAGAGGCTGTGTCCACTGTGAAATATACCTTTCTTTGCTCACGCGAACAAAGAATCCAACGACGCTCGTTCTTCCGGACTCCACCCCACCGCATCAGTAATTGCGCGTAGTGGCTCCAAGAAGGTTTTACTAAATTGCAAGTCACGATTCACGTATCGCTCCAGTCCAAACTCCTTTGGCAGGTTCACGGGAAATCCAATTACTGTGTCGTGAAGCGGATTGGGAGACTTCAAGTAGATGAACTTCATCTTTTCTCCCTCGTTGATCCCACGATACTTGCGCTCCAATTTATGCTTTGCAAGAAGGTGGTTGTACAG